CTGGTATTGAGGGTAACCACTTGTGCTGGGTAATGACAAAGAGTATGCAGGCTGTATTAGAGGGTACACCAATCAACAGCAGCGGTATTCATGTACCGATGGTACAAGACGGTAAGCTGTGCGGTTTGCCTATTTATACCAGCAACGTTATGCGTAGAACTGTGGTAACCTACAAGAAAGCCACTGTTTCGGGCGATACTACTACCTGGGCTGCCTGCGACAAACCAGCTACAGCAGCAGGTATTCATTTCAGCATTGTTGTTACTCCTAATGGTGAAGCTGACGCACTTGCTGCACTTAGCGCCGTTAGCAACAACGTGGCAGAAATTAAGACCGTTACCGAGTTTATCGGTTTGGGTGACTGGGGCTACCAGCCTATGGGCTTGTTTAACAGCTTGCGTTTTATCGTAGATCCATACAGTCAGGCACGTAAAGACGCTGTAGACTTTGTTTTGAACGCTGACTACGCTACTAAGACTTTGCGCCCAGAAGCATTTTTGCTTGCGCAGGCCAGCGTAGCCAATGCATAATTTGAGTAAGCACAGAGGTAAAGATATAGACGCAGTTTAATTATGGCTTCAGTAGATATAGCACTTTTAAAGCAGCATGTAAGGGCTGACGATTTTAGCGACGACGACACGTATTTATCGCATCTTTTAGAAGTTGCCGAGACATACGTATGCGATGCCACTAACCGTACCCGTGACGAACTGCTGACAGACGGCAAGTTACCCGTTACATTACAGCAGGCGGTATTAATGATCGCTGGGCACTGGTATAACCAGCGCGAAGCTGTAAGCGGCGTACAAATGTCCGAAGTGCCGTACACACTGCAAGCCCTAATTAAACCGTATCGCAAATTAGTAGATAGCGAATAATGAGATCTGGAACGCTTAAATACAAACTAACGCTGCTGGAACCTCAACGGACTACAGACCGTATGGGATCAGAAAGGACGCAGTACGTAGAGACGCGCACCGTTTGGGCGGAGCGGGTTAATATTACTGGCAACCGCAGCGAAGAAGTAGGCGAACACTTTCCAGATTATAGCACACAGTACAATATCCGAGACGCGCACCCGATCGCCGAGAACTGGCGAGTACGGCAGCTAGGCGGGTATATGTATACGGTAGTAGCTATTCTACCTAATTTGGATCGCGGATATAAAACCCTGGTATGTGAACGCGTTAACGAATAGCTACCAGTATGGCTAATGTTAGTTACGACGATACGAATTTGCAGCGGTTATTCGCTGAGATGGAACCTAAACGTAGACTGCAAGCGTTAAAGGGTAGCTTTCGCAGGGAAGCTAACCAGGTACGAAAAACAGCGGTTAATAATCTGCGTAGTACGGGGATCCGTACGGATAAAGATCTGGAAAAAGGCGTGCGCGCTTTAGTATTTAAACGCGCTGCTGGATTTCGGGTTACGATCGGAACAAAAAAGGCTAGTAAAAACGGAAAGGGTGAGGCTGGATTTCATACCAACCGCCAGGGACTACGTAAGCCGATATTAATATGGGCCGAAGCAGGAACCAAAGAACGTCGAACCAAGTCAAAGCAAGGCAGCCGCAGGCGTGCGTCCAGGTTACGTGCTTCGCACATTACAGGACGTATGAAACGATACGGATTTATGGAACAAACGTTAAATAGCGTACGTGGCACCGTAACTGCCGATATACACACAATGGTAGTAGATAATATCCAAAAAGTAGCAGAAAAGTATGGCTGTAAGTAGATCGAGCCTAAGCGCGGGCGAAATTATACGCGCGGTTTTAGTAGAAGATCCCGAAGTATCCGCACGTACTGGCAAAGTGTATCCAGTAGTAGAGGACAGCGCCGAACTGCCGTATATCGTATATCGACGTACGCAGCTGGAACAAGCGCAAGTAAAAGGACAGCGAGGGGCTGATACTGTAGGCATAGAGGTACTTTGTTATACTCAACATTACACAGAGGGTGTAGAACTGGCCGAAGCGGTACGCGACGCACTGGATGGTAAGCAGGCCGAAATAGACGGCCTGGTAATGCGCAGCTGCTATTTATCGGATAGCGAGGAAGCATGGCAGGATGACGCCTACGTGCAGCAATTAGTATTCACGGTTAAAATATAAAGAATATGTCAACAACAAAGAATGGGTATTGTAACGGTAGCGATATGCTATTGTATATCGGAAACAAGGCGATCGGTAGTTGTACCAGCCATACCACCTCCTTTAACAGCGAAACCAAAGAACGTGCCGTTAAACCCGTTGCAACGGCAACACTGAGCAGCGGACTATGGAAAAAGAAAGGCGTAGTAGGCCTATCGTATTCTATCAGTGCAGAGGGACTGGTATTTTACAACGAAACCGAATACGGTTATAAATCGTTATTGGCTGCCTGGAAAGCTGGTCAGTCTGTAGAGGTTAAATGTATGGAACGTGACAGCCTTACTCCTTACCTGGCTGGTAAGTGTGTTATTACGTCACTGGAGCGTACAGATCCAGCGCAGGACGATAGTACATACAGTATTAGTTTGGAAAACGACGGCGAACCTACTACGCTGGACGAAACAGCTATTACAGAAACTGTAGAAGCTTAAGAGTATGGCTAAAATAGAAGTAACGATTAATAATGTAGCATACCCCTGCCGCCCGACGATGGGGGCTATGCTACGTTTTAAAAAAGAAACTGGCAAAGAGATTACAGAGATTAAACAGGACAGTTTTACTGATCTGTGTGTGTATCTGTATTGCTGTGTTGCGTCAGCCTCAGCGGCCGATGGTGTTCCTTTTAGTATGTCATTGATGGATTTTGCGGACGCACTTAACCCTGATGATATGAGCGCGTGGGCAGCCTCCATACAAAATACCGATGCGAAAGACGTAAAAAATGCCGAGGGGGAAGAAAAAAAAAGCTAAAGCCTAAAGGCATATACGAGTTATTGGGTATCGCGATGGGCTGTATGGGGCTATCGTACGACGATTTTTGCAAATTAGATTTTAACGAGTTTGCCGCCGTCTATAACGCCTTTGCAGTGCAGCGCGATACTGATTTTAAGGACGAATGGGCGCGTATGCGTATGCTGGCCACTATAGTAATACAGCCGCATTTAGCTAAAGGGAAAAAGCTAACGCCCGAAAAATTGCTACCGTTTCCCTGGGAAAAAATAGGGAGTGTAAAGAAAAACAAAGGCCTGGATCTGACGCCAGAGCAGCAGCGTAAGCGCATAGAAGAGCTGGTAAAGAAATTAGGCGATGAAATAATATAAAGACTATGGCAGGCAAAAGTACAATTAGCATATCTTTTAAACTGGATGGAGACAGCAAAGGTTTTAAAGATCTGGCTAAAGATTCTAACGGTTTAAAAGAGGTTATAGTTTCCACTGTCTCAGAAGCGCAACAACTGAAAGGCAGTGTTATTAATTTTGCGGCCCTGGCCACTGGTATAGATGCCGCACAGCGTAGCTTTAGTCAGTTACAGGCAGGAATGAAGAATTTATCTGACGCATACGCCGCGCAAGAAATAAACGAAGTTAAGTTAGCAACAGTAATGCAGCAGCGTATGAACGCTACTGCGGATGATATACAGGGTATCAAGGATCTTGCCAGCGCGCAGCAGGAATTAGGCGTTATCGGTGATGAGGTACAATTATCTGGGGCGCAGCAAATAGCTACTTTTTTGAAACAAAAAGAAAGCCTGGCAACTTTGCTGCCCGCTATGAATAACCTATTAGCGCAACAAAACGGACTTAACGCTACAACGCAAGATGCTGTATCGGTTGGTAATTTAATGGGTAAAGTAATGCAGGGGCAAACCTCAGCATTAACGCGCGTAGGTATCACCTTTGACGAGGCGGAAGAAAAAGTGTTAAAGTATGGCACGGAAAGCGAACGCGCCGCTATGCTAGCACAAGTGATTACCAACAACGTAGGTAACATGAATGCTGAGTTAGCCAAGACCGAAAGCGGTAAGCAGCAGCAGTTAGCTAATACCTTGGGCGACGTAAAAGAACAGATTGGGGGCTTGGTTAACGGGGCGCTTCCGTTTGTTACTATTGCCGCACAATCTACGCAGGCACTGGCAAGTATTACCACTTTAGTAGGTGGAATTAGAACGTTATCTACGGCCTTATATGAAAGTATTAAAGTGTTTGCGCTATCTACTGCGGCGTTTGTCAAAAACAAAGTGGCAACCCTGGCGGCAGCTGCGGCTCAAAAACTGGTAACGGCGGCTACTGTAGCCTGGACGGCTGTACAAAAGATTCTTAACCTGGTATTAACGGCTAACCCGATTGGTCTAATAATTACTGCGATAGGTGCCCTGGTGGCGGCCGTGATAATGGCGTATAAAAACTGTGACTGGTTTAGGGATATTGTCGATAAAGTCTGGGGCGCTATTAAGCCGCTGGCTAACGCCATTATGAATGGTTTGGCTAAAGCCTTTGAATGGTTAGTAGAAAAGTGTAAGGAAGCCTGGGAATGGCTTAAAAATATACTGGGTTTAGGTGGCAAAAAAGTAGAAGTAGCGGTAGAGGTTACAAAGCCAAAAACTACGCCAGCTATAGATTTAGGAGATACAAAGGCAAAATATAAAAACTATAAACCCGCCAATACGGGTGGAAGTAAGCAAAAAGCAGAGGCTCCAGTATGGAACGACAGCGCCAGCACTATAAAAGATATTACGGGTAATATTCAGATACTTACCAACAAACTACAGACTGCGAGCGTAACAGAAGCCGCATTAATTAATAAACAGATAGAGGACTGGAAAGCTAAAGCCGACGCCATAGAGAATGCAGGCAAAGCGGTAGAAAATAATAAACCTATCTGGAAAGAGGACGCAGTAACGCTTAAGGATATATCCGATAATATCGAGATACTGCAAAACAAACTACAAACAGCGAGCGTAGAGGAAGCAGCACTAATTAACCAGCAG